TCTTTACTGACAAGAAGATCGTTATCGACTTTACTACAAACGATATAAATCCCAAATCTTCAATTCGCTACGAATTTTATGTTGTAGCTGCGGATCCAGTAGTTCCGACGAGTGATGATAAGGGTATCGCTTATAAGTTATCATGCGTAACTTACGAAGTATGGAAATCTGCTACGATACGTAACTTACCTCTCACTGAGCAGATGCTCGCCTCCGAAAACGCGGTAAAAGCTTATCTCGAATCTATCGGTTCAAAAAAGCCATTCTTTGCAGAGAAAACCCGCGGGCTTCATGCCTTCAACTTCACCAGAAAAACACCGATGGAATGCATCGATCAGATTCGTGTAGAATATGCTATGTCGACAGAGTTTAGAGGACACGCTTTCTATTTCTTCGAAAACAAATACGGGTTTGTTTTTAAGAGCATGGAAATGATGATCAAAGAAGGCAAAGAGAATATCGGTGATAAGTGTTTCATGCAATCCACTCTTACCAATACAAACATCGAAGGTGCCAAGTGGAGAAACATTCTTGCATTCAAGTCAATTCAAAATGGTAACCAAGGTGTAGCGAGAAGAATCGGCGCAGGTAATAACCTCGTTCAGCTAATGAATCGTGTGACTGGTGAATTAATCCCATGGAAAGTAGATCCAAAGAATCTTAATTTCGAAACTCTTAATCCAAAATCTATATCGAGTACTCTCAAGACTCAAAACGAGATGGGAGAAGATGAAGGCGATATTCAGATCGTGATGATCGATCCGAAGACTGAAAATGCAGAACGCGCTGAGAAGAAGAATCACTTGCCGTATTATATGGCACACTTCTTGACGACCATCTCTCAAATAACCATTTACGGAGATAGCACAATCTCGACAGGAGATGTGATTCGTTGCCAACTGCCAGAATATGATGCTCTTTCACGCGGTGAAGAGAATCCAGTGAGAGAAGATAGTCAAATGACAGCAGGTAACTATATCGTTACGAAGTGTAGACATGTACTCACTTTCAATGAGAAAGCAGAGTATATGCAAGGACTCGAGATCGTGAAAGACGGCATAGCCGGTCTACCAATCGTGCATGTTTAATAGAGGATGAAAAATGCAAACCCCACAATTTTTTGAAGGTATCGTAGCAGAAGATCCGGCTTCAGAGCTTGGACTTGGCGCAGACGAACCACAAACTGGACGTGTTCTTGTCAGAGAAATTCTCGGTCACTCGAACAGAGTATCTTCTGAAAATCTTGTTCCGGCATATATCGTAATGCCTACTATTAGCGCAGGTGTTGGCGGAGTTGGTCTTAGCCCGACAGGTTTGCTCAAAGGCACACGTGTCATGTGTATGAAATTCCCAGATCAAGCAGCAGCATACATTACAGGAGTCATCAACTTTGCTCCTGAAGGAGATCATAGTGTATCTTCATATGCTCGTGGTCAAGGTGAACCTGAACTAAAAGCACAGAACCGTATTAAGACAGATGATGGTTTTTATGTTGAACCCGAATCAAAATATAAAGCAAAATATCCTTATAATCATACTATGACTACCCGCGGCGGGCATCTCGTTGAATTTGACGACACTCCTGGATCGGAACGCATTCAAGTTTATCATAAGACTGGTTCTTACCTCGAGATTCTACCAGATGGTAGCATCGTTACAAAGTCAGTGAAAGATCATATTCAATTGGCTGCCGGTAACATGACGATCTTTAATGTTGGTAATGAGAAGGGTGATCAAAATATTGAGATCACATGTAACCAAGGAAAGATTACTATCACTGCACAATCGGACGTCGACATTTATGCTAATGAAGGTAATGTAGGCATTTATGCAAACAACGGAAGTGTACAGATAGTATCAAAATCTGGCGTGGTGGACATACTCAGTCCTTTAATTGGGTTGAACGCATGAAACCAATAGTATACGTTCCTGATGTTCCTGGTCTTGTGTGTACTGCGGGCGGAAAGATATCTTTCCGTCAAATGGAAGATTACTTCGTAGGCATTTCGAAGATCATCTCTCAACTTAAACTTCAAGCCAAGTTCATTCAAGACGAGTGTGGTAAAGAACTGATCGATGCCATTCGTAAGATGGAGAAGCTAGTAGACGATATTACTGGACTTCTCATGACAGACGTGATGAAGAAGATCAAGTCAAAAGAACAACAATTGAAGTACAAAGTTCGTGAGTTCATGAAAGAGATTGACGTCTGGTTTCAGAAGAAGATCGTCGAAGCTCTGCTCAAGATTATCAACATTCTTGGTATTCCCAATCCGCTCATGATTCCAATTCCATTCATTGGTACAGTGGATCTTCCGAAGGAAGACGGGACAGTTGAAAGATATCGTCCAGTTGTCAAGGATTTCTTTACCAAAGAAGGTAAGGTAAAGATCAAGGCTGCAATGGCCGAGAGAGTCGAAGAGATTCGAGACTTCTTTGGTGATGGAAAGTATGATGGCACATTAGGCATCAAGAGCCCAGAACACGAGGCAGAAGAGTTTTGGCATAAAGCATTACAGTGGATGAAAGAACTACTCAGCGACTTCATTGGTAAAGCAATCAATGTCATGATCGGTCTACTTACAAAAATTCCTATTATTGGTCCACTCATCAAGAAACTCGGCTTGTTTATTGATCCTACGAAGCCTATTAAAGAACAACTGAAGGCCAAGTACGAAGACTTAAAGAAGAAGATTAAGAAGGCCAAAGAAGATGTAATATCAGGTAAAGCAGCTAAGGACTTTGGAGAAGAATTACTCAACGAGTTGATCGACTTTGTCTTGAATTTACCGATACCTTTATTTGGCACTCTCGCTAATCTAATTGGTTTTGATAAAGAAACTCGTAAGAAGAAAGAAACGATTCACTCGAAGGAAGAATTGTGGCATCGTATTGAAGACGCATTCGAAGATACCATGGAAAAGATTAAGAGATTCTTTCAAGGTGATCTGATGGGTAAGATCTACGATATTCTACTCAAGGCTCCAGGATGGATTTTAAATCAGTTCCCTATCGTGAAGAAGATTATTAAGGCAATCAGATTGATCGTTAATATCATTCGCGGTAAGGTATCAATTTGCGACGTATTAAATATCATTTTGAAACCTATCTTCGGTATACCTGAAGCATTGCTAAAACTGATTCCAAATTGTATCGAAGTAAAGAGAACTAAGTACGGACTCGAACCGAATCCTGAAGTATCTCCAAAGTGGGCAATACCTGCAGGAACTACTATAGTATGATCAGCGAAAATGGATACTTCTTTACAGATGTGAATGAACCGACGCCAGTAGTAGAATCTTATGGTGATATGAATCCTCCTGGATCACCTGAAACTACACCTCCAGAACCTGGAGTTACCACGACCGAAGATGGTAAAGTGGTAAGATATGAAGACAATGAAATGATCATGAATTACTTTGTGTACGACGGCAGTAATAAACTGGTATCGTACCTTGAAACAAACAAAGCTTCTGGAATCATGATAAAGTATACCTTTACGAGAACCGCAGGACCATCACTTGATGCCATCGGTAGCAATGAAGATTATCAAAACTTTGCTGCGACAGGGCAAATAGATGATCTCGGAGACGATGTTCCTAACGCTTCTATCGAAAACTATAACGTTACTGAAACACTAATAGCATCGATTGGCCCAGGCGGCGAGCTGATTCCAGTATAAATAAGATAAAAGCAGGGTGCCATGACAGACAGAATAGACGCTTTAACCACGAGAAAAACGGTTACAAGAGATCCGGTATTTACGGACTTTTATAATAACTTCAACGTGCATCCGCAAAACAAAAGACTTGCTTTGCACACAGATGAACAGTCGGTGAGACGCTCGATGCGTAATATCTTGTCGACCAATACCAAAGAACGTTTGTTTAATCCTGAATTTGGTGGTGGCTTACGTAGATTCTTATTCGAAGATATTTCTGTAATGACAGCCGACTTAATGAAAGATGCAATTAAAGAGTCTGTCGCAAAATATGAACCAAGAGCAAGAGTGATAGATGTGTTGGTAGTGTCGAACGAGTTCGCTCATTCTTACGACGTATCAATCTATTACGAGATCATAAATAATGCTAACCCTCAGTCACTTCAGCTAACCCTTTATAGAGTAAGATAATGTCAGATTCCAGTATAGTACTTACACAGCTAGATTTCGATTCCTATAAAGATTCGCTCAAGACCTTTTTGAAGGCTCAAGATCGATTTAAGGACTATGACTTTGATGGAAGCAACCTCTCGGTTCTTCTCGACTTGCTGTCTTACAACACATATCAAAATGCTTTCTACTTGAACATGGTTAGCAACGAGATGTTCCTCGATTCTGCCAAGTTGCGCGACAGCGTGATCTCGCATGCCAAAGAGTTGAACTATCTTCCGCGTTCTTTTAGATCATCTTCTGCTACGATTCAATTGGTTATCACATCAACAGACGCAGCGAAAAGATCGATCATTGTGCCAAAAGGCACTTCGTTCACTGCTCGCGTAGATGACTTCACTTATAACTTTAGTACGACTGAAAATGTTGTTATTACAAATAGAACGCCTTCTGGTTCTAACTTCGTATATACGAGTGAAAACATTATTATTTACGAAGGCAACTATCTTAGCGATACTTACAATGTCAACTATAATAGTCCGCTTGTATATAAGATCAGCAACAAAAGAGTTGATCTTGAAAGTTTATTAGTTACGGTTTTTGAAGATAACGGCACAACTATTCATACATATTCTCGCGCCACTTCTCTTTTCGGCCATGATCTTAACTCAAAGGTATTTTTCTTACAACCAGGAATCGGAGATGCATATGAAGTTGTCTTTGGAGATGGAGTTGTAGGTCGTAAACCAAAAAACAATTCAGTGATAGTTATCGAATATCGTATTTGTAACGGCGAACTTCCAAATGGTGCATTTAAGTTTATTAATACTGCACGAATTGATAACGAATCAAATGTAGTTATCGAAACTCTTACTGCGGCTACTGATGGAGCGGTAGCAGAAGATATGAACTCTATTAAGTTTAACGCTCCTCGTGCATTCACTACACAAGAACGTGCTGTGACTTCAGAAGACTATGAGAACTTACTGAAAGCAAACTTTCCTGAAATCAATGCCGTTGTGGCATATGGCGGAGAAGACGCTAATCCTCCTCAATATGGTAGAATCTTCTTGTCGATCGATCTTCAAGATGTAGATGGACTCCCAAAGATTAAAGAAAACGAATACAAAAGATTCTTAAGATCTCGTTCTTCTGTTTCGATCGAACCACTTTTTGTATCTCCTGATTACACTTATGTATATGTTAACACTAACATCAAGTACAATATTAACTTAACTGGTTTGAATCCAGAAGATATTCGTACTTACGTTATTGACTCGATTCTCAGCCATGCTTCTACTAATCTCAATAACTTTGGTAGAACACTTCGCTATTCGAGATTTATTCGAGATATTGACTCAGCCGAAGCAAGTATTATCAGTAACGAAACGAACATCGAACTCGTAAAGTACTTAACACCCGTTCTCAGTACGTCAGTGACTTCGACACCGAATGCAACTTCTGGTTCTCTTGTTTCAATTGCTACTTCAGGCGTAGTGTCATCTGGTCAAAACGTCACGATAGACTTTAAAAATCCATTGAAGAATGACGTTCCTGGTAAAGGTGCTGAACATGTTATCGGAGATATTCACGTAGTCAGCTCTTCGACCTTTACTTACAATGGTATTTCTAACTGCCGCCTTGAAGATGATGGTGATGGTGTCATGCGTATCGTAGCAGTTTCAGGAACTCAGCATAGAACCATTATCAACATCGGAACAGTCGACTACGATACAGGTATTATTCGAATCAACAACTTTAATATTACCAACTACACCGGCACTTCGCTGAAGATCTATGCTAAGCCGCGTACGCTGGATATCACTTCTTCCCAGAACGTGATACTAAATATTCTTGAAAATGACGTCGACGTCACAATTGAACAGATTAGAGAATAATGAAGAACATCGAAAAAAGAATCTCTCCGTTAATTCAGAGCCAATTTCCTGCCTTCTATCAAGAAGAGGGAGAGAACTTTATTGCGTTCACCAAAGCATATTACGAGTGGTTAGAATCCACTAATAATCCGTTGTATCATTCTCGTCGTCTGCCTACATATCGCGATATCGATGAAACTACTGACGAGTTTATCGTTCAATTTAAAGAAAAGTATCTGAAAAACATTCAGTTCGATACTGCTACTAATAAGAAACTACTTGTGAAGAACTCGCTCGATCTTTATCGCGCGAAGGGTACTGAACGCGCAGTCGATCTCTTCTTTAAGTTGATATACGGTACATCTGCCGAAGTACGTTATCCTGCGGAAAAGATCTTCCGCCTATCAGACGGTGTTTATGAGAAGCCAGAATATCTTGAAATCGGATATTCAATCTATAACATCGACTATGTAGGCAAGCAAGTTGTAGGTCAACTTTCAGGCGCAAAAGCTTTCGTCGAGAAGTACATTCGCCGTCGTGCTGGTAAAGGTTACGTTAACCTTCTGTACATCTCAGGTCGTCAAGGCGATTTCAAGAACGGCGAAGTTATCGGTCTCAACATTAACAATCAACCAACGTTCGATATTACAAAGAGATCCAAGTTAGTAGGTTCTGTCAAGAGAGTTACTGTCCAAACTCGTGGGCGTAACTTCAATATCGGTGACATCGTAAAGTTTACTAACAGTGATCGTGGTCTCGGCGGTCTTGCTCGAGTAGAATCCATTGATTCTCAGACTGGTCTTGTGGACTTCATCTTCGTCGACGGCGGATACGGTTATACGCTAAACGCAGAGTCTATCGTATCAGAGAAGGTTCTCAACCTCGACTTTGTGACTGTCGACTATAACAACGGCCAATATTTTAAGTTGTTCGAACGTGGCATTCAACCTGTCATTAACGTTGGCTATAGCGCTATCAGCTCGAATGTCGGAGTAGGTAACACAGTCTATCGCTACGCTTCAAATGGCATGTTAGCGGCCACAGGCCGCATTCTTGAAGTGGCTCCGTCTTCAGCTACAAACGGATATATCTCGGTTTCGCATCTATCGGGTGTATTTGTGCCGAATGCCACTTACTATAACTCGACAAACCTTGCATCTCCAAATACTATTTCGTTTACTGCTCAGACAATCGAAGACAAGTCGATGTCTGGCAAGTTCATGAACACGCCAACAGATTATTTCATTACCATTACAGCTCCTTCTGCTACTTTTAGAGTAGGAGACGTGGTTATGCAAACAAATAATCAGGCTGCTATTGGTACAGCAACCGTTGCCAACGTGGTAGTTGTTGAGGACGGAACAGTCTTAACAGTTACGAATGCTCGTGGAGTATTCAAGAACAGCAAGAGAATGGCCGACTTTGACTATAAAGCCGGCACAGGAACTATCACGACTTCAAATACTAGCAACGCAGTTACAGGTACTTCTACTGCATTCAGCAATAACTATCTTAACGCCGTGTTATACGACGACGGAAACGTGGCGATCGGAAATGTTTCTTCTGTTATCAACTCGACCGCTCTAACATTGGCTAGCAATGCTTCTGTTGCAGTGACTGGCAACACTCATAGCTACGGTCTTACGTATCGTATTATGAATCAGAGTAATACTGAGATTTATGCAAACGTAAGTCATATTAACCTGAATGCTGGTCTATATGATATCAAGAAGCAAGTGCACATCATTCAATTCGACGAGTGTTCTTCGAACAATGTAACATTTGCAAACAATATTTATGTCTATAACTCTTCGAGTAACCTCGTTTCAGAAGGCGAAGTAGTCAGTGTTAACTATAATTCTGCAACAAATGCAGGCAGTTTAACTTTCATCTCTCGTAAAGGGTATTGGAACGAGACTGATACAGTATACACTGCTGCAAATACAGATAATTTCAAGATCGTTACATACTCTCTCGATATCGAAGGCGGAGATTACGTAAGATCATATCCTGCTCGGATCATCGC